TTGACTCTTCTGTAGTAACGGTTTCTGTTAACTGCCAGGCGTCCAAGGGACTCGGTGGTTCCTTCAGCGAATGGGTTGGCAACAAGACCATAACGGGTCTTAAAGCCAATTTTTGGCTGGAAGGTGTTCTCACCAACGGCACGAACCATTTGGAGAGGAACATATGGGCAATAGAACAGACCTGCGTCATAAGGTGAAGAACCCTTATAACCAACAACGTAGTACTGGTCAGCAGCGAGGTTTGCAGAATAAGGATCGATATAAACACGATACTTACCTTGCAGAACACCAGCGAAGGTGTTACCAGTGTCATCAACGTTGAGGTTAGCGTTGAGAGCAGGGGTGTAATCCAGAACACCTGCCATGGTGAGGGCGGAAGCAACGTCTGCAGAGCAGAGGATCATGTTGCCCTTCCCGCGACGAGTTCTCTGGGCGATTGCGTTTGCATCGCGCTCGATCTGGAAGATCAGACCCTTGAACTTCTCAACGGACCAACGACCGTTGCTGTCAACGTCGAGGTCGAAAGCACCTGCGGTAGCAACGTTGGTTTGAGCACCCGATTCAGCAACCTTATAAACGGTTCTGATGACTTCGCGGTTGATCTCAGCAAGAATCTCAGTGGAGAGAATGTTTGCGAGTTCCGCTTCAGCATTAAGACCGTGGATTGCCTTCAGGTCCTGAGCAAGCTCAAGGCTGTATTCTGCTTTCAGAGCTCTGCTCTTAGCAGTAACGGTGACCTTCTCGATCGAGAATGCCATCTGGTTGAATTCACCAGCAGTGCCGTCGCCAAGTGCTTCAGCATCTTCGGTGTCCATACCACGACCAGTTGGGTATGTACCAGCAGCTTGTGAACCTTCTGGGTTCAGAGCAGCAGGGTTGAACGCCGAGATAGCAGCGGTAGTACCGAAACCAACAGTACCGTTGGTGAGGTTGCCTTCGTTCTGGGTGTAACCAGCAGACTCAAGGTTGAAGTTGCTGTCCTGACCCGAGAAGGAGTTATCTGCTTCGTTGAAGAATGCCTCAGTTCCGCTCTGGTTGGTGTAGCGGGAGCGCATTGCGAAGATCAGTCCAGTAGGACCGTTCATTGGCTGAACGCCAGCGAGGTCATAAGCGACCAAGTTTGGCATTGAACGTCTGATCAGGGAGATCAGAACAGGGTCGAAACCTGCGGTTGGGGATCCAGCACCTGCCGAGAAACCTGCGGTTGAACCAGATGAACCGGTGCCATTGGTTGGTGCTTCTGAAAGGAACTCACGCTCTTCGCGGATTGCCTTTTCTTGGTTCTCCAGGAGAACTGCGGTAACCATTCTGCGATGGGAATCCTTAATAGGATCAAGACCATCATAGTCTAGAACTGGTGCCCACTTCTCCTGCAGATGCTCGGTATTGAACATTTGCATTTGATTTTTACCTCTTTGGAAGTGTTATAGTTTGATTTTTTATGATAAAGAGATCACTTTTTAGAAGCTCTGCCGAGTGTCTGTAGGTAGGCAGACATCATTGGAGAATATGATTCTTGAATCTGTTGCTCCTCGGTTTTTACCTCCTCAGAAACAGTTTCGGTTTTGCTTCTTTGAGTACCAGCATTAGTTGGGAAATATGATTCTCTCAACTTAACTAGTTTCTCACGATAGTTAGCTTCACTATCAAACTCAACATTTTCTGCAAGAGAAGCGAGTTTATCCTTCTGCGAAAGTGCTAGACCTTCAGCTACCTCAGCGAAAATTACGTCTGAAGTGGATTCTGCTAATCTCTTATTAAGAGCAACGTTTCTTTGAATTTGCTCGTTGAGTTTAGTCTCCATTTCATCAAGCTTATCTACCATATTCTCGATAACATCATATTTATCTTCAGGGATGGATACATAATGATCTTCAAAAAGACCCTTCATTCCAGCAAGGAATGATTCGGTCATTTCGGTCTTAAGACCGTGCTCAATTGCGAGAGTGTTCTCTGCGATCCACTCATCGGCAACATACTCTAGGTAAGCGTCAAGACGCTCAGTCAATTCTGACTTAATTGATTGAACTTCTTCAATCAGTGCTGCTTCGTATTGTGCTTCGATTTGCTCTTTTACTTCAGCAACCTTTGTCTTGATAGCAGTTTCAAAAATGGTACGTGCTTTCTCTTGGAATTCCTCAGAAAGATCTTCACCAGTGAAGAGTGCTTGAACATCTTCTTCGACACTGTATTCTGCTTCAACCTCTTCGGTTTCTTCAGCGACCTCTTCGGTCTCTTCTTCAGCAACTACTTCGCCTTCTGCTACTTCTTCCTCTGCTACGATTTCCTCTTCAGCAGAATCAACGGTTTCAACAACCTCTTCTTCTGCTTCTGATTCTTCTTTCATACCAGCAGGCATGGGATCAGCAGGCTTAGCGCCTTTGGTGACAACATCCTTAACTTGCTTAAGGGTTGCACTAGGCTCCTTTAGTTTTGCCGAGTCGTCATCGACTTTGTAATTGTCTGGAGTAGGTCCGCCGAGATCTTCCCAACTCGCAGTTTGACCTGGGGTGTCCAGATCCAACTTTGGCATGGGATCGGCTGCCTTTGCTCCTTTGGTTACTACGTTTTCCATTTCTTGTAAATTGCTACCAACGGACATTTGTTTTGTTAGATTTTTTTAAATATAATCTGTATTTATTTATAAATTATAGATTTGATAAGAAATCTTGGAACAATTCCAGTTTCTTTTCTTCAAGCATTTTTTGGTCAACGAGAGTATTAATTCTCTTTTGAGTTTGTTCTGCGAGTTTTTCTCGGAGAATTCCTCCTTCCCAAACCCACTCTTTTCCTTCCATAATTCCTGAAACAAAAGCATCAGGAGCAGAAGGATCAGCGACGATATCAGCAGCAGTTGCTAACATGAAGTCTTCGCCAACAATTTTATGACCCTCATTTGTGGTTCTTAGTGAACCAACACCACGAGAAGAAACACCAAGAGTGACGCCTTCACCGATTAAGGATTTTGCAATCTTACCCATTGGGGTATCAAGAAGTTGTGCCTTGCCCATGAAGTTTGAACCTTCTTTGACAAGTGAAACGATCTTGTGGGAAACACGGTCAAGATTGACGGTAGGACCATCAGGATGACCGAGTTCGCCAAGGGCACGACCCTTAGCAACGAAAGTTTCGTTGTATCTCTGCACTTCTTTTGCGAGAGTGTTCATAGGATACATGCGACCATTACGGTTGCAGATGTCTCCCTGAAGGAAAACTCCCTCAATATACATTTTCTTTTCAGCACCTTTTCCTTCGGTGATGAATTTAACGTCTGATACTTCTTCTGTGATAAGTTTCATTTGTTTACCCAGTAAATCCTACTTTTGCACCAACAACACCACCTGCACTAGCAAATACTGTATATGCTGCATTTTTTTCTAGATATTCTGTAGTTGTCCCCAACATAGTAAATGTTCCAACTCCTGTTCCGCCAGCAGTTTCCTGAACGGTAATAACTATGGCATTTGAGCTGGTATTTACAAGTCTAACTACCGTAGCTTCAGAAAAACTGACGCCAATACCGGCAGAAGTTGGGACGCTTACTTCATCTCCCTTTAATAAGGTTCTTGTTGCCATTATTCTTGATCCTCGTTAGACTCGGTGTCATCAACCTGTTCATCTTCACCGAACATAGAATTGGCAACCCCAGGACGAAGTCCTTCGATTTTTTCTCCTGCTTTACCATACAAAAGTTCTTTGATTTTGTCGGTAATATCTGAAGCAGCAGAATCGGTTGCGATCAAATCGACAATGTCTTCCATAAAAATTTAATATAACAGTATATTTTATTTATATCTCTGCCTTTTTAGTATCTTTTTGGAAATTGGCATCGACATCAGTTGCCTGTGCTTCAAGGTCTGGTTCAACTGGAACGTCTCCCATTCCCATTTCCAAACCATCTTCACCTGGCAATGGCTCTCCAGTTATTGGATCGACGGCACTAGGATCTGGAATAATTCCATCCTTGATTTCTTGTTCGATTTGCTTATCAATATCGATAATCTCAGCATCAGTTTGGCGTAAGATCTTCTTACGAACATACTCAACAGAGTAGTACTTACCAATATAAGGTTCGATGGTTGCTGCTAAACCAAGTCTTTCGTTCATCAACTCAGACTCTTTAAGTTCAGCGAACTGATTATCATAAATGAAGTCATATTGAATATGATCTTCCATTCTTTCCCAGTCTTCTGGGGTGATGATATTCTTAAGAATCAACTGAGTGCGAAGCATGTCATTAAACATGTTCGAAAAACGCTTTCTCAGTCTTCCAACAAACTTGGAGAATTTTAGTTCGTCTCTTAGAATTTCTGAAGAACGACCGAGATTGAATCCACCATCATTTGCGATTCTGGATTCTGGAACCCCAAGTGCTCTATAGAGTTTCTTCTGGAAGTATTCAATATCTGAGAGTTCTCCCAGATTCTGGCCACCTGGCAGGGTGGTGATCTCAGTACCACGACCACCTTCTCTACGTGGTAACCAGAAATCCTCCATCATGGACATGAACTTGCGGTCATCACGAACTTCGCCAGTATTAGCATCATAAACAAGTTTATTTCTATAACGAGACATTACGTCGCGTAAATATTGTTCTGCCTTAACTTTAGGAAGATTGCCAACATCAATATAGAAAATTCTACGCTCGGGTGCTCTGGAAAGTCTGTAAATAACCAGAGAATCCTCAATCATTCTAAGTTGATTGAGTGCTTTAATTGCTTTATGAAGATAAGAAAGTACTGATCCCTTGTTTCTATCTACAAGACCAGAAGTGCAATATGTGATAGAATCTTTAGCGATCTTAATTGATTTTTGTGCCTGGGTGTTTCTAGATGAGAAAGAACCCATTGGATAACTTGGATTTGGAGTATAGATGTAATACTCTTCTATCTCTGGATTTAAAATATTGACATCACTTTCTTTATTCCTAACTAGAGCATTTCCTCTGTCTTGATTAGGTTCTTTTTTCATTTGCCTTACGGCTTTCATTTTCATAGGATCGATGTAACGAATTTCCTGAATACCACTATCAGGACTCTTAACATCAATAACCTTCAAATAATAAAGTCTTCCATCAACATACCAATTTCTGAAAATCTCATGGCACTTTCTGTCAAAGTCCATGAGTTCTTTAATATATCTGAACTCTTGACGAATTACACTTTTGATTTTATCGCTTGCATTTAAATTTGATAATTCAATCTCAATGGGAGAATCATACAAATCACTAACGATTGCTTCATTAACAACATCTTCGATAGCAGCATCACACTCTGGGTGAAGTGCCATTTCACGATATCTACGAATTAGATCGTACTCAGTTCTATATACACCTTCAATATCTACGTACTGACCATAAAACCCGCTCTGTATAAAATGGTCAACCCCGTCCTCATCATTTTGAGGAACGGGGGACACTACAGAGTCGGGTTTTTGCTCATTCTCAATTGAAAAACCAAAAAGTTTTGCCATTATAATCTTTGAACTACTGGTTAATATAATCTATTTATTAACCAATATTTTCTCCACCAGCGTTAGCACCAACACCTTTAGAAGCTTCCCACCAATGAACTTGCATTTCCACAGTGAATTCTTCTAAAGTATCGGTGGTTTCATATGAAAGATCAATCTGACTGATATTTGTTGGGAAAATATCATAGAACTTATAAGTTCTAAGAGTTGATCCATCACGATCTAGTTGATGAACAAAAGCATCTGCCTGATAATCTGCTGGATTTTGAAGACCAGTAGCATCAGATAGTTTGTTGATTGAGTTCATCCACTTCTCAAATGCCGAGCGAATGATGAAGTCAGTATCATTGATAACTGTGATTGTCCAGGTATCAAATGTTCTGTCTCCAGCAATTTTCAGGATTCTTCCTCTGAAATTAACTTCAATTGGAGTAATATTTGATGCAGGCAGCGCTGCTGCCTTTACCAAGAATCTTGCTTTTTCTTTAACATCATTGGCAATGCCAAGATCAGATGGAAACGCAAGTTCTACTTCAAATAGGTTGGGTCTTGCACCACCACCAACCAGCTTGCTTTTGAAACCGGTAATTGTTCTTAGTGGTGGTCTATTGAATTGATCTGCCATGGTTTTAGGTTCCTTTAATTAAATTAAACAGTACCGACTACTTCATCGAACGAAACACCAGTTCTGGTGGCAACAAAAGTAAGACCAAT